GAATCCAGTTCCAGCAGTTGACAGAGCCGGGCTAAGCAATCTAGAATGAATGGCAGAGTAGAGGAACGCGGGTAAAAAGGCGATTGTCCCAATAGCCCCGTCTCGAGATGACATATCCATGTCGTCTTTTGAGGCGGGGCTTTTTCGTTGGTGCGGAGCGAAGAATCATATGGCGACGCTGATGACTTTCGGCATCAGGCAGGCCCCTGCCGCGACGACGTCCAGAACGATCGCCATCTGGAACAAGACGACTGAGCCATTTGACCTCATCACGTCCCAGGCAATAAGTGTATCTGCGACTGAATTTGCAATTCGTCTGCCAGACAACATTCCTATCCTCGTGACGCTAACAGATGTTGCTGGGCAGAACCAGTATGTAAGCAGATGCCATACTGACACCATCGCGCCAGCGATCGACGTCTTCTCCGGCAGGCTCTGTGTGCTCTGGTATGACGAGGAGACGACAAGCTCAACAGCGTCCAGTTCTACATCCTCGTCTTCGACAGCCGCAGCCGAGACATCACAATCTAGCAGCTCGTCGCTTTCATCTTCTTCGTCGAGCAGCCTCTCGAGTTCGTCGTCGACTTCGACATCGTCTACGTCAGTATCCACACCGTCTTCTTCGTCTTCATCTTCCACGTCTTCGTCTTCCACGAGTAGCAGCGTATCGACAAGTTCCGAGAGCTGCGAAACCGAGCCTTCAGCCAGTTCGCAAAGTTCGTCCTCGAGTACCTCATCATCGTCGACAAGTTCTCTGAGCAGCAGTTCGCAGAGCAGTAAATCGTCTTCTTCCTCATCCTCGACTTCTTCGGTGTCGTCTTCTTCCTCTTCATCGTCTTCAACTTCCTCTTCGAGTACGGTGGCCAGCGTTACTAGCAGCTCGTCGTCGCAGTCTTCATCTTCATCATCTTCGAGCTCCACGTCATCCACGGTGGCAGGAGAAACTAGCAGCTCATCATCGCAGAGTTCTTCATCTTCCTCTTCGACTTCATCTTCGTCCTCTTCCTCGCAGAGTTCTTCCTCATCGAGTAGCCAGTCTTCGAGTTCGTCGTCGTCTTCCTCGACATCGTCTACTAGCACGGCTGGTATGACGACGAGCAGTACTGCTGGAGAGACGACTTCGCAATCCCTGAGTTCGTCTAGCTCCTCATCTACTTCATCGACTTCGTCTACCGTTGAATCGCTGACGACATCGAGCAGCACATCGTCCAGTACGCAGCCCGAGATGACTTCAAGCACTCAGAGCGACTAAGGAACACAACGTGGCAACAGCACAACAGCCAGTCACGAAACTGCCGCAAAGGCGCAAGCCTAAAGCGCCGAGTGTTGACGGCGGTAAGTCAGTCGTTATCCCCAAGAAGACGCCTGGCAAATCCTATTTCAGCATTGACGTTGAGCATGCGCTGCAATGGATAGCGTGGGTTGACAAGCCGGAACATTGCTACAGCTTCGATGGGTATTGGGAACTTGTCAATGCACGGATCAAGCAACTGGGATTCCGTCCGGACAAGAGTGTACTCAAGGCTCTTCCGGAGGTTGTCGGTTCCCCATCGTTCAACACAGGTGCCTTGGGGGCTTGGATTTCTTCTGCCGACGCCGATCAGATCGATGCGTTGCAGAAAGTATACGCAGCTATGCGGTTGCGATACCGACATGCTAATTGGTTGAAACGCAAGAGAGGCTGATATGCCGAAGCCAAAACCAGGTCAATCTCAAGACGACTTCGTGGCCATGTGTGTGCCGATGGTGCTTGATGAAGGTACGGCAAAAGACCAGGACCAAGCCGTGGCTATATGCAATTCAATGTATGAAGAGCACGGCAAGCAGGCTCATGCGATGGGGCCAGGTGACGACGAATCTGAGTCCGACTGGATGGGGCGATGTGTATCGGAGATGGAGTCCGAAGGCAAAGACAAGGATGAGGCACAGTCTGCTTGCGAGACGATGTGGCAGCACCATCAGGAACGATCTGCCATGGTTCCAAGCCGGAAAGAAGAATTGCATGTCAACGAAGGAGAGAGCCAGTCTGAGTTTATCGATCGATGCGTCGCCAAACAGGACGGCATGGACGAAAGCGAAGCTCGGGCTGCTTGCCAGAAGATATGGGAGCACCGCAACCAATCGGAGCAAAGGCCTGAAGCTTCAATGCACGAATCATTTGTCGCCAGGATAAAGGGCCGTCGCAATTCCATATCTCGTTTTGGATACGGTATCACGACGGCAGAGCCATACGTCCGTGCTTTGCTGCAAATGGAAGAGTCTGGTTGCTCGACGGGCCGCACTTGCTCCGTTGAATCACTTCTCAAGGAGGCTCAATCACGTCTCTGTTGTTCAACGCCCCATATGACCCTAGAGAGTATCGCGACAGCCAAAGACCTTTTTTTAGGGCGGCTGGACGGCATCGGCGTCTCTGGCCTTGAGCCTCCCCCCAAGACGCTGATGCTGCTCCGCCACGTAGTCACGACTGACAAGCAGGACCGAGACGGCGACGTACTGGAGACTGCTGGGTTCGAGTTGGACCCAGCGGCACCGCTGTTGTGGCAGCACCAGCCGTTTCTGCCGATCGGCAAGGTGCTGCGAGAGGTGGAGCACACGGCACACAAGCTGACGGTGATCTCGGCACTACTGGACATGAACGAGTTGACACATGATGCGGCAGTGCTGTTTGAGGCAGACGCACTGCGGTTTAGCCATGGTTTCCGCGTCCTGGACTACGATGCCATGATGGACGAGAAAGGCGCGGAGACTGGCTCATTCCGGATCAAGAGAGCCGAGGGCCTTGAAGTCTCTGGCGTAAGCGTGCCGAGCAATACCGATGCTGTGGTGGAGTTGTGGAGCCGCGGCAAGTTCGAGTCAGACGTCGTGCGCTCGTACGCCAAGCATTACGCGAGCAAGCGGCCTGTGCAGGTGCGAGGTATCGACATCAGGACGAAGCATGTGCAGCCGTTCAACATGAAGAAGATACAGTCGGAGTTTCACCCTGAGCACCAGCGAGCATATGCAGCTGTACCAGTGCACGACTGGGCATCGCAATGGTTGGAGTGCGAAGTCAAGGACTTGTACATTACCAGCACGTTCGCGCCATATTTCGCGATGGGAAACTTCCTGTCTGCCATGAAGATAGCGATGGACTCGGCCAATCTTCGCGACACGAGGAACCTGGATGACTACGGCCACGATTGGCCGATCAAACGAGAAACAGTGCAGTTGAACTCCAAGAAGTCTGACACCTTCATTGTGAATGGCTTTCAATTCTGGACTTGTGACAATCATAAGTGTTGCCTCGACTTGCAGAGATATCACGACGGATTGGAAATCAGACGCTACGACGTGGACGACCGCGGCGTTAAGTTCTTTGAGGATTGCTGGGAGTGGGTGCGCGAGAACAATTACCTCAAGGGCGAGGCATTCCGACTGGGCGGCGGGTTTATTGAACGCAAAGGCCAGTCGCTAGACGAAATCTTTTTGGTTGACGGCAACAAGATCGCACTCAAACGCGCTGTCAAGTTGGCCAGCAGCGGAACCCAATTCGCCAGCCGAGGCATGATCTTTCTTGGGCCTCCAGGCACTGGCAAGACACTCTCGGCCAGGGCATTGCTTAACAACACGGATGCTACATTCATCTGGGTCAGTGCTAAGGATATGTATGGCGCCTCGAGCATCAGCATGGCGTTCAAGATTGCAGGTGAGCTCGCGCCGTCGATTATCTGCTTCGAGGACATTGATTCGTTCTTCAGTGATTATGCTTTCGATCTGCTGAAGACGGAGCTTGATGGACTCGACAAACGCACCGGTGTTTTGACGCTCCTCACTACGAACTATCCAGCCATGCTTCCCGAGACTTTGATCGACAGGCCAGGCAGGTTCCACGACGTGCTGCAATTCGACTTGCCGGACGAGCATTGCAGACGGGACATGTTCCGTGTGTGGTCTGCCTCTGCATCCAACAATCTCATTGAGGACATGGTGAAGCGGACAGCTGGGTTCAGCGGCGCCCACATCAAGGACCTCTGTTCGTTCGCGGACGTGCTGAGGCGCGACGACGACATGCAGATCGATGAAGCGCTCGAGAAGGCCTACGGAAAAGTCTCTGAGCAGCGACGTCTGGTGAGAGGCCTGTCGTCGCAGCAAAGAATGCGGCGAGACTATTCCAAAATGGACATCGCTGTGTCAGTATTGGAGAAGATTTGTCCTGCCTGTGCCAAGAGGGCCAGGGCCAAAGGGTTCAAGTCTGTCAAGCTCGACAAAGCTGTGAGTGCAGAGATGGTTGCCGGGCTATGTGACGCAGTTGGTAGCGATCCTGGATTTTTCAGCAACTGCATGGAATTCGACTTCGGCGAGTTCGAGGGGGAGATCGGGAGCAAAGAGGGCTTTTGCAATTGGCTGCATGAGACGTGCGGTTTCGGATACCCAGGGGAACACGAATCAGCCGTTGTGCGGATCAAAGCCGGCCGCGTGATATCGCAGAAGAACATGGACCTGCTGGGTGAAGTGCGAGCTGACTTGGAGGAGCTTTCTGGCATGGAAATGGCGAGAGCTGCCAAGGCTTTGTGTGAACGATGCGCGAGCAAAGTGCAGAGCGTAATTGAATCGGCAAAGCCGGCGGAAGAGCCGGAAGGCAAGAGCGTCTGTATGGGCCACGTCCACATGACAGTAGACGACATGGAGCCGCTCATTACCGATGTGATCAAGAAAGAGGTTGCTGCTAAGCAACCCGATCTAACCGATGTGGTCAACTTCGTCCTTGGTGCAAGTCAAGACGATCTGGCCCGCGTTAAACATACGTTGGACTTGGTGGTCGACCTCACGGCGTACAACGCCGCTGCGGAAGAGTACCGGGCCTTCGAAAGATCGATTGATTTGTAACCAATAGGAGTAGTTTATATGTTGAAACTGACCGACAATTTGAAGTCTTGGCTTCGTCAAAACAAGGGCGTAGCTGAGGATGCAGATGATGCTAGTTACACCAAAGCTGTGGCAGAAGGGATTTGCGACGGTAGCATCACGCCTCAGCAGGTCACTGAGCTAACCAAGGACCCGGACGCCGACAAGGCCAGTGTACTTACCAAGACGTTGACGTCTATGCAGGATGCCATGGCGGCAATGGCCAACCAAGTTGCGACGCTGTCAAAGCCAGCGGATCAGAAGGCCAGACCGACAAGCAATGTCACGACGAGCATGATCGTGAGTGCGGACCCTGTCACTGGCGGTGAGCCGAATATCCGCCACATCACGGCGGACAAGCAGTACTCGACGACCAAGACGGCTTTGACGTTTCCGCTCAAGGAAGCCAACGGACGAAGTCACCCGAAGGCCAACCAGCGAGTCATGGATATTGGCCGATACATTGATGAACCGAGCGAGTTGGATCGTGCCGTGAATGGGGCCTATGGGAAGATGATGATCTTCGGACCGCTCATTGCCAGAGGCATCATGCCGAAGTCAATCATTACTGATCACGACAAAGAGTTGATCCAATATGCGGCGAGGAACATGAATTGGATCGGCTGCATCCGCGAGGTCGGCGATGACGAGCTTTACGGCGGCAAGGATGTCTACAACCGTCGACTCACCGAGTGGGAAGTTAAGCAGGTGCTAGACGAGAGCGGCGCCAGCCAAGGTTTGGAGATCGTGCCAATCGTATTCGACGACTCGATCTTAACTCAGCCATTGCTCCACTCAGAACTTTATCCTCGTGTCGAGGTGGTGAACATTCCTCGGGGACGCCGGATTGAAGGTGGGGTCGTCGCGAATCCTACGATCACTTGGGCGGATACCGAGGCAACGCAGGTTCCACTCGTGACGACGACTGCGTTCGTGGGAGCGTTCGACACCAACATCCATGTCGTGCAAAGTGCGATCCTGCTTGGATTGGACTTCCTGTCTGACACGCCGATCGCATTTGGCGACTTGCTGACACGGAATTACGGAGAAGTGCTGCTGCACGACCTTGACCGCGTGATCGCGGTTGGCAACGGCACGACGGAGCCTGATGGCGTGTACAACGCCAGCGGCTCGACGAATGTCACTGTCGATGCAGGTTCGTGGACGACAGGCAAGCTGATGGAGCTGATGTTTGGCGTGCCCAAGGAGTACAGGACAGGAGACAGAAACCGAATTTGTTATGCCGCCAATGAGACTACTTACCGCCGGATTCGGCAAATTGCCACTGGCGTCACTGGTGACGATCGATTCCTGTTTGGCAACGACGTCGAGACCTACACGCTTCTTGGCCACCCATTTTTGATCCAGGGTGACTTTGGTAATGCACAGGCAGTGTTCTGCAACTTTGCGCATTATCGCATGTACAAGAGGCTTGGGCTGCAGATCAAGTCGACTACCGAGGGCCAGACGCTCGTACGGAACAACCATATGCTCGTGTGTGCACGTGCGAGGTACGGCGGCCAGTTGGCACAGCCTGCTATTGGTGGAACACCTTCTACTGGCATGTACGTGGCCCATACGGCCAACGGGCAAGTGTAGTTTCTCACCTGTCGTAGCTTATGCGGCGGGCCCGCTTCGGCCGGCCTGCCGCGAATTTGTCCGAGCAATGAAATCTTTATCGTGGAGACCAGAAGATGTCCGAGCAAACAGCGGTGGCGGCACCCACCAAGACGAAAGTCAATGTGCCAGAGTTTGAGATTGAGTTCGGCGACGACAGCAGCAATACCATCAGAGTGACAACGCTGGGGTTGAGCTTCCGCGGAAAGTGGTCCAGATACAAGCTTGACGGCAATGAAGTATCGCTCAGTGGTGTCATGACCATGATGCCGGACGTCCCTGGCTTGCACATGCGAGTCGTCCAGAAGGAGTCCAAGGTTGTCGTGACTGATCCGCTGGAGAAGAATCCTCAGCTATGCAGGCAGATCAGCCATATCCTTTCGCAAAAGATCGTCGGATTCGATCGAGAAATAACACACGTGAATCCAACAACGACGGTCTTGGATGAGGATCGATTCAAGACCCTGCTGTACGAGCTGCGTGGTGCCATGCACTCGCCGCAGCCAACCTTTGAGGTTGTGTCTGGCCAGTTCCCGAGTGAGGAGCAGATTGATTCTCTTCCGGGGCGGGAACTGAATGACGTCGGCAACGACAGCAAGCGTAAGGCTAAATACAAAGATGACGCTGAGCCGTGGGTTGCGATTCTGGAGGCTATGCGGCAAAGCGGGGCGCTGCGAATGATGACCGGAGCTAATTAACGAGTGAGGAACAAGAAGCGGCACGTAGGATAACTGGGCGAAATGCTCGGACGGGGGCCGGCGTGCCAGGTTTGTTGTGACCTACACCCGGCCCTTTTTGATATAGAGGAGGCAGCAATGCTCAATAGCAGAATCAAGGCACAGAGACCATCCCGAATTGGCGAAGGTGGCGATTGTGTTTACTGCAATGGCGTTGGCCGAATACGAATGAAGATTGCCGGGGGAGATCGCGGTAGGAGCAATCGTGCAAAGCAGACAAAAGTGTGTGCTTACTGTCGTGGGACTGGTAAGGCAACGAAAGGATATTTGACAAAGTGATAGCCAACCAGGACGACATCAAGTTGCTACTGGGGTTGTCCTCGTCCATTACGGATGAGGAGCAGGGGTTTCTGTCGTTGGTGCATCCATTGGCTGAAGGACTCGTCAAGCAATACCTCAAATACGATCCGGAGCAGAAGTCGCACACCGAATACTTTCCGAGGCACCTGCGGAGCGGCGGGCCAGGATACGATTACGAGGGGCGCTGGACGTCACGTAGTGGCCTGGCGATATGGGAATCGCGAGATAGCGACAACACGCTGCAGCTGACACATCTGCCATTGCGGCGCATCACTAGTGTGCGAATTGATACGGCAGCCAAGCATGGCGATGCTGCCAATAGCTTCGACTTAGACACAGTGCGCACCCAAGGCATAGATTATTGGGGCGATTGGGATCAGACGAACGTGGGCTACAGCGGTGAGCTTTACTCATATGGCTCATGGCCGAGCGAGCCCGGAACAGTCAAGGTCGTGTACCGAGCGGGCTACTCGCCGGCTGAATTGCTGGGCACGGCGACTGAGGATGCACTGGTAGGCGATGTGATCACGACTGCCGGTGTGGACGGATCGGGAATAACGCGGGCTGTCCATATCACGGTGATCTCGCAGTTTCTAAAAAATATGGCATTGAAGAAGAAGGATATCGCCGGCTTCACACCTGGAGCACTGCTTGGCGAGCGATTGGGCGACTATAGCTATCAGGTTGACAGGGGGACATTTGGGGCAGCAGGTCTTGCCGTCTCGCTGCCGGATGAGGCCAAGGAGCAACTCGAGGCATATAGACACTGGGGGCTCGCGAGACTATGAGCCTGTTGGAAAAACTTCCGCACACGGTAAGCCACCTGCGCAAGACATACGCGAGGGACCAGTACATCGGCAACACGACGGACACAGAGGAGTTGGCCACGAGCGTGCGTTGCTGGATCCAGACAGTCGGACAGTCGGAGGTGCAGCAGTATGAGAAGGCGGACCAGTTGATCACGCACAAGGTGTACTACAAAACGCAGCCGACATTGCGTCCTGGAGACCTGATTCGCGTGACGGCCGGGCCAAGCTATGTCGGAAAAGACTTCAACTTTGAATCACTTGCTGATGCATCTGCCGGTTTAGGGAAGTTATTCAAGGTGATGGTGAACGAAGAGAATAACGTACCAGTTACGTTTGCAGGATAATGGCCATGCCGCGTTTTACCGTCGGAGGAGCAGTTACCGAGGGGATAGTGAAGGCCGGAGGAGTGCACTCGGCCGAAGCGTTGGGCATCCATTTGGAGCCACGCCTGGTAGGAGGAGTGACACTCGGAGCAGAGCGAGGAATTTCTAAAGGCACATTCCGAAGCGTGAAATCGGCTGTGTCGCGGATGTCCAAGATACGCACTGGCAAAACAGAAGCCACTGTCGTCTGGAACGGCGAGAAGCTCGAGAAAATCCTAGAACTTGAATTCTCTAAGCGGATCAAGCTTGCTACGCAGCTGGTCAAGGACCAAGTAAAGCTGAATCTCAACAGGTCGGTGTTGAAGTATAAGGGGCCTATAAGCAAGAAGATACGAGTATTGCCAGAAAGCCGCTCGAGACCAGGCGAGTTTCCGCGAAAAGAGACTGGCGATTTGCAGAAGAATATCTTCGGCGAGACGCCACGTCCCGACTGGGGTGTTGTAGGGACAACGTATGGTTATGGCTTGTTGCTTGAGACGCAGATGAATAGATCGTACCTACGTCGGACGCTGCTTGAGATGCAGCCGAAGATCAGGCAGATACTGGTGAAGGCAGTTTCACTTTGAAATGATACACCCAGTTGTCAAAGTATGGCAACATAGTATGGAGCAGGCGAGCAAAGACGAGCAGGAGCAGTCTATGGCCAAAAACACATGTGTTCGGTGTGGCAGGCCGGTAATCGGCATAGCGAGTACGCAGAACATCTTGTGCCGCGCCTGTGCAAGGGACTTGTTCGGTGATGACTGATGGCTACGGAGGCAGGTACGTGGCGACTGGACGAGGCGATCGCGGCACACTGGGAATCAAGAGGGCTCGACACCGACTTCCGCGCCGAATGGCTCGATCCGACTGCGATGGAGTACGAGCCGCTGCACGACGGGATGGCCAGACCGGAGCCGCCAGGTCCGTACTGCGTGTACGAGAAAGACGAGCCGGAGATACTGGCGAGGATGACAGGGATTGACAACAGCGGAGACGATAGGGAGTTGCAACGGTGGACGTTTCGATTCAAGGTGCACGCACAGGATACGAGCAGCGAGAGCGCGAAGAGCATTGCTCAACGGCTGGCGAAGAAGATCGCTGCCGCCTTCGACCCCCACAATGCTATCCAATTCGATGGCGTTGCGCATGTCGTGACGGAGCGGGGCCCGGATTGGCACGACCAGGAGGGGGAACAAGAGGCGTCGTGGACGCTGCAGTTCTCGATTCTGGTGGACGCGACAGTGGGGGCCTTTGGCGGCGAGGCCGAGTTCAGTTCGAGCAGCAGCTTCTCCGAGACGTCGACCACATCAATGTCGTCATCCTCAAGTTGTTCGAGTGTTACGGAGCCTATTGCTGAGGAGGACGACGTGCTGGATTTCGGCGACATCGGCGGAGTATACGACAGCCAGGCGGCGGCCGTGGCCAACAGGGCAGCACTGATCGCATATCTTGCCACCCGTGTCAACGAGCCTGTCGAGCTGGGGTTCCGCGGACCTGTGGATTATCTCGACAGCAAACGTCAGCCGGCCAATGTCTACCTGGACCTGTCAGCTGGGGCGATCGCGATCACGGTGGGCGGGGCCGGAAATATGTCGCACCTGACGTTCTTCGGTGGCTCGAAGATCTTCGGCGTGAATGCGGCCACGCCGGCAACGCCGATCTTCCAGATCACGCGCGGGTCGGGGCAGATGCCTCGTGTTGTGATTCGAGGCCTGGCTTTCGAGTCCGATGGGTCCGTGATCAAGTTCGTCTACGGGGGATCGGGTGTCGTGCTGGAGGATGTCAAGATCGATGACTTCACTGGGGCTGGGTCAATCGACCACGAGGACTGGACCGACGTGGAGGCCGAGACCTGCAGCTACGGCGTCTGGCTGGAGGATGCCGACGGGGCCCGGATCCAGAACCTGCAGATCAAGCAGGGTAGCGGCCACGGGATCGTGGCCACCAGGCTGCATGCCGGGGACGTCGATGCCCGGATTCAGTTGTGTGAGGGTGCCGGATTCAAACTGCAGCAGTTCAACGGCAATCGTGCTCACCTCTGGGCCGAATCCTGCAATGGCTACGGGCTTCTGGCCCGTGACTGCGGCGGCGACCGGCGGAGCGGAGGTGTCAAGGTCGCGAACGATGGGGCGCCGAATGACTGGAGGGCATGGTTTGAGGCCAACAACGGGCGAGGCACGAGCCACGGGGCCAGCGGCTACAGGTTCTCCCAGTTTAAACTGGCCAACTGCACGAGGATCAAGATGGCTGGCCACAGCGGCTGGCGGGACAATCAGGCGAGGCTCGACAGAATATCTCGGTTGCGGAATGAGTTCGTCGAGGACTACTACCTAGACCCGAGCGTGGATCCTGACTTGTATTTGGTAGGTGCAGCCGGGGCCGGCGACGAATACCTAGTCAACGTCGCGAACATCACGCTGCCGCCGGCTGGGTTCGGCAACGCGAGTTGCACGAACTGGGACACGGTTTGGACAGACCCCGGCGACAGGCCGACAGCGACGATCGTTGGGAGCGGGACGGCGAGCGACCCGGAGCGGATTCGGATCACTTGGCCCGGCGGCTGCTTCGACGCCACGAGTGGGACAGACACAGCCTACTGGAGACCGTTCTGGGCCGTGGCCTTGAGCTCGCCTGGAAGCTATTTTTTCACTGCTCAAATCAAGGCAACGACATCCGTCGCAGGGACATATTGTGCATCTCGGGAAAGCTTATCGGTGGCGAATCGCCAGACGAACTCGCTTGGCAGCTTCTCGATTGCACCAGTGTCTGGGGCCATCACGGGGCTGACGCTTTGGGACACGCACAGCCGTTGGCTCAGCGGTTCATTTACGGTGGACGATATCCGGTCTGACATCTCGCCACAATTTGCCGCTTGGGATAACGGCATGCAAGATCTGGACGGGGACGCCAGTCAAGACACCGAAATTATTGTGGATATTTACCAACTGAGGCTTTACAAGTTTGTGTGACCATGGCTATCCCAAACACCAGAGGAAGCTGGACGCTTGACGGAGCCATCAACCAGCGGTGGGACGACGCCGGCCTGGACACGACGATCAAGCTGGAGTGGCCTGCAGCGGACAGATTGATTGACAAGTACCAGGCGTTGAACGACGGGTTTGCGAGGCCTACACCTCCAGGCCCGTACGTAGTGTACGAAAAGTCGATCCCGGTCGTGATGGCCCACATGAGCGGCCACACTGCGGCGCAGCGGGAAGACCAGTTGCAGCAGATACTCGTGGCGTTCCGGATTCACGCCAAAAGTACTGCGGCCGAGTCTGCCAAGTCGATCTGCATCAGACTTGCGAAAGAGGTAGCCGAGGCATTTGATCCAAATACGGCACCTTGGGAGATGACAGACGACAAGATAGTGATCGTGAAGCGAGGACCTGACTTCCACGCGAGAGAAGACGACGATGAATGGGTGTGGGTGCTGCAGTATGACGTACTGATTGACGCGGAGTATCTGCAGGCGTGACAAATGGCCAACCGTTCGGCGGAGAGCGATATCCAGCTTCTGGTCAAGTCGACCATGATGCTCACTGTCGACGATGGATGGCGGACGAGCGTAAAGGTGGGCGGCTGGGTGTTGAAGCAGCATTTGCTGACTGGAGTGGAATCCGATCAGGCGAATCGAGGTTGGGGGTACGAGGGTACGATAGCGAGCGGGAATGTGGTTGACTTAGACCTCTACGACATGGCTGGACTGAACACCGGCGGCGGGGCTGGCCGTGATGGGCTCGGCCAGGCTCTGGCCATGGAGGAGATCGTATCTCTGGGGATCGCGAAGATTTCCGGTAGCGGGCAATTGGAGGTCATGCCTACACAGCCAGCCAACTATCTGACATGGGTACCGCCACTCACGGTCGCGGATGGAAATGCCCTGAAGACTGACGGCGTGGCGCTCATGCATCAGTCGCACACAGATGCGTTTGATGTCGAGGATGGCTCGAGTCACGTTTTGCGTCTGGGTGCCAACGGCGGCGACGTGACATACCGTGTCTACCTAATCGGCCGCCATGACGACCAGTTGTCCTCCAGCAGCACGCTGTCGACATCTTCACTCAGTTCCATGACGACATCTGTCTCTGGTAGCTCTGTCAGCAGCTCGAGCTCTCTCTCCGTGTCGTCCTCGAGTTCGTCCCTCTCAGTTTCATCATCGTGCTCTTCTCTGTCTATGTCTTCATCCTCGAGCTCGCTATCCGTTAGTTCCTCGAGCAGCAGTCTATCCGTGTCGTCAAGTTCGTCGAGCTCGCAGTCTATCTCGTCTGTGACGATAACTTCATCCTCGCAAAGCGTAAGCTCATCCAGCTGGTCCAGTTTCAGTTCGAGCCTGAATTCATCCTGCAGCACGATTGCCAGGACCAGTTCTTCAACATCGAAGAGTTGTTCGAGCCAAACGATGTCCACATCGAGCTCGATGGAATCCGGTGTTACGTCCTCGTCCAGCAGCACGGCTGGGAGAACTACGTCTAGTACAGTCGGCCAGTCGACAACGTCTGTCTCGAGCAGCGTGGGGCGGACTACCTCGAGCTCCAGCACGGTAGCCAGCGTGACATCATCGACTGTCGCCAGGACGACGTCGTCGAGCTCAAGCTCCGAAAGCTCATCCTCAAGTACCGTTGCGAGATCGACATCAAGTACCGTGGCGCGATCTACTTCCAGCACAATCGGCGAAACTACGTCTAGCACGGCTGCTTCACTGACCTCCTCCAGTTCGTCCACCTCTTCGACAATCGTTGAAACAACGTCCACGAGCTCGTCAATCACAGGATCCATTGAGAATCTGCAGGCTACCGTGTGGGCCTACAACCAGATCAGCCTCTCGTGGGACGCAACCGGGGTGAACTGGTACGACGTGGAGGTGCAGGACGGTGGCGGGCGGTGGAACCACGTGCGGAGTGTGTACGACAACGGGGTGGATATGGCCGGCTTCGATGCGGCCACGACATACAGTTTTCGCGTGCGAGGAGTTGAGAATACTTGGCCGGACTGGAGCTACACCGACTACTCGGCTGTGGTGACGCCTACGACCAGTGCATATCAGGCGGCTCCCACGTTCACCGTCACGGACGACACATCTTGGAACACGGCCTATGTCAACGCAGAGGCTGGCGACGTTATAGAGATTCTGCCGGGAACAGTCCTGACAGAGAAGACGGCGCCGCCATGGCGAGTTGGATCCGGTAAGTTCGTCACAATCCGATCCGCTGCCATGGCATTACTGCCAGGTTTTGACCAGCGGATTGGACCAAGTGATATCGGCAACATGCCGATGTTTCGCACACGACAGCAAGTTGCCGGCGCAATGCATGTTGGCCCAGGAAGTCACCATCTCTCTTTTGAGGGTATTCGTTTTGAAGCCGATCAACCGACGCAATACCGCGTGAATTACATCGTTGTGTTTAACGAAGCTTTCCAAGATGTTAACAACGATCCGTATGACATCGAGTTTCATCGGTGCTGGGTCGAGAGCCCGAGGCCAGGTACAGTTTTCGGTGCGACGACATTTACGGAATGCGATTCAGGATTTTACAGTTATGGTGCAGATCGCGTTGTGATCAAAGACACTTATTGCAAGGAGCTGTCTGCAGAAACGCAAGATGCGCCATCGATTGGTGGGACGCGCGGTAAGGAATGGGCAGTAAACAACTGCCATCTTGAGGGGAGCATGCCAGTGTTCTGGGGCGGTGCGAGCCATCCAGAAACTGACGTGTTGCCAGACTTGCACAGCTATCGCCGCAATCACATCGTCAGGCCTACATATTGGATTCCGACGGAGGCCGACTACGACGGGCGATCCCGCAACCGCAAAAACATGTTTGAAATCAAATATGGCCAGCGGTTCCTGATTGAGGACAACTATTTCCAACGTGGTTATTGCACAGATTCTTATGTCGTGATTCTGACGCCACGTGCTGACATTTCCTGGTCTGGCATTTACGACGTGCAGATTCGATACAACCACTTCGACACGATTGACGGAGGATTCCGGATTTCAGGAAGCGATGGATTGTACTCGCCACCGAATGATGGCTTTGCAACAAAGCGACTAACAGTATCGCACAATTTGATCGAGGATTTTGGTAAACTTTCGCAGCTCGGCAAGCGAGAATACGAGTTTAATACATCCTCGCCAGAATGGGATCGTTTAGAGGACATCTGTTTCCGCCGCAACAGTTGGGTAACTGACGAGTTGTCCGGTCTGACGCCTTGGTTTTCACCTACCAATGCTGTTGCGCTTTGGGAAGATGGCTTCGGGCTTGTCGGGCAATTCATTTACGAGAACAACATCACATGTGGACTACTCGGCAGAGACGGTGGTGCGAATGACATAACTGTATTGTCATATGTCATAGGAGATAATCGCTGGACCTTTGAGAATAACGTAATGGTCCTAGCAGATTCGAGCCTCAACAATTCGACAAAATTCCCAAACAACTATAATCTTGCAACCGGTCCTGGCGACTCTGGCTACAACATGGATGGTGTTGGGTTTGTTGACTGGAGAAACGGCAATTGGCGACTTCATGAAACAAGTGCGCATTACAGCGCACAAGGCTGCGACAACTCAGTTTACGATCGCACGGCCCACTGTATTGATGGAGACTGGAGCGCGTAAATGTCGAATGTGATCAAAACAATCGGTTCTGGTGGAACATTTGCTAGTGTTCAGGCGTGGGCTGATGACATAAATACAAATGCGAATGGCTTCTATATCTCTGGTGATATCGCTATCGGCCAGGTATTAAATGACTTGTCGACAGCCAGCGGAAGCCATGTATCATTTGCTGCAGCCAATGGCACGAATCCGATCTCCAAGGCGATACTGGAGCCATCATCTGGAAATGCAAATAATGGCATTGTTGCAGGCGGCATAGTTCTAACCCAGACTAACGGAGATAACTATGGGATATACCTTGCTGCTGCCGTAGATTATCACGTAGAAATTCGAGATCTGGAGATTTACCGCAATCAGTCGTCTGGCGGGACAAACGACTTTAGCCTGATACACAATGCGTGCACCAATTCCATTGAGTTAATAGTCAAGCGATGCATTGTCCATACTAATCAATTTGGTGCAGCAACAGGAACGCCCATTGGAATCAAGGGTATTTCGGCTGGGGCTACAACACGTGCAGTGCGGTGCCTGGTCTTCGACATCGGAAATCCAACAACCGGATTTGGGATTGGAATTGCCGATGCGGTGACGATTCACAACTGCTGTGTGTATAATTGCGCTGGCAACGGCATCGGCAGTGACAATATCTTCCACGATGTTCGCAACTGCATATCGATGGATAACGGCTCCACGGACTACGCTGGTGCGTGGGCCGCCACAAAAGATCGGAACATGTCATCGGATGCCACAGCGCCGGGCACGACTGTCTACATTAATAAAGTCAGTACAGCGATCTGGACAGCTCCTGGTAGTGACGATTTTACACTCCAGCTCGGAACTGACGCCATCGGAACCGGCCAGGACTTGGGCAGCGGCTACGAACAAAACATCGACATCAAACATGACTTGATTGCCGGAGAGGTATGGGACCTTGGGGCATTCCAGTCTGGCGAGATGAGCACGTCCAGCACGGTGGCTCGCTCTAGTTCCAGCACAGTGGCACGCTCGACATCCAGTACCGTGGCTCGTAGCTCGTCCTCGCAAACTGAGTCTGAGTCGTCTCTCAGTACCGAAAGCAGCTCGACGACTTCGTTCTCATCTTCCAGCACGGCGGCGATGACGACGTCTTCCTCGTCCTCGAGCAGCAGCTCTACCAGCTCGTCCTCGAGTTCGTCTTCTTCAACTTCCTCGTCCTCGTCTTCTAGTTCGTCCTCAACTTTGTCTACGTCCTCTTCAATTTCTAGCAGCAGTTCTACTAGCTCGTCCTCTTCGACGGCCGGGCAAGTCACTTCGTCGTCATCTTCTTCTGCCAGCAGTTCGTCATCTTCGTCAACGTCATCCACGTCTTCATCGTCGACGTCCTCATCGTCATCGCTGTCGACTTCGTCTTCGTCATCTGTTTCTAGTTCGTCGTCTTCATCGTCGACGTCTTCATCTTCTTGCAGCGGAACTGACCAGGCAATTGGTACCCGCACACTTTCGGCATCGATCAAGTTGTTCGTGTCATCGACGATTAAGAACGTGATTGACGACGGTTCATCTGCAACCGTATCGGCCATGAAGGCTCGCATACTGGACTTGGTACTGACGACGGGCATCGCGGACAACAAAGCCACGCGGGCGTGGCGACTGAAGGATGGGGTAATCGGAGCAGGATCCACCAAGGACATTGACTTGTACGATCTGGTTGGCGAAAACATCGGGGCTGGAGACGGGCGTGATGCATTGGGCCAACTCATGGTCCAGAAGCAAGTCGTTGTATTTATTGTCGAAAAGACTGGCGGTGCGGGACGACTCGAGTTAATGCCCACCAACCCGACAAACTACTGCACATGGGTGCCGACACTTACGGTGGCTGACGGCAATGCGCTGAAAACTGGCGGCATGGCCATGTTGGTGCAGCCTAAGGCCTCGGCCCTGCCTGTCGTGGACGCCTCGAGCCATCAGATGCGGTTGGGTGCGGTTGGCGGCGCCGTGACGTACGACCTCTGGCTTGTATCTCGACACTACGGGACCTAACAGGAGAAACATATGTCGACACGCAGTGCCGAGAGCGAAGTAAGACTGAGCTTTTCTGCCACGATCAAAAACACGTTGGACGATGGGCAAGTTGCTCAAGTGACACTCGGCGATGACAAGGGGTTCGCAATTAAACTGCATAGCGGCGTAGATGCGGACCAGGCTAATCGTGCTTGGGCGCGCACGGGGCATACGCTTACGTCTGGGAATACGGAGGATATCGACCTCTATGACTTTTCCGACATCGATATCGGGGCCGGGCTCGGAAACGACGGACTTGGATTGCCGATGGCGTTGGAGGAAGTAGTCACGTTCTGCATCAAGCAGACATCGGGTGCTGGGCGACTCGAATTGATGCCCACCAATCCAGCCAACTATTGCACCTGGGTGCCAACAATGACGGTCGCTCTTGGATCGGCATTGAAAACAGGCGGAGCTTTCCTGCTCCACCAGCCAGATGAGGATGCATTAGACGTTGAGGATGGCTCGTCACACATGATGCGTGTCGGGGCCAATGGCGGAGATATAGTTTATGATCTGTACCTGATAGGGCGGCACGACGATGAGGCATCAAGCTCCTCGAGCTCGTCCACGTCCTCCTCTTCCTCTTCCTCCACTTCCAGTTGTTCGACAAGCACGCCTTCATCGCAATCCACGTCCTCGACTTCAAGTTCTTCGAGTTCAACATCCTCGAGTTCATCGTCATCATCATCGTGCACATCGTCGTCTTCGACAGCGGCCCGCACGACTTCATCTTCATCGAGCAGCTCGTGCTCGAGCACAACCTAAACCAAACATAAGGAGCCAATATGAGCGGAGCGACAGTATTAGCTGGTGCGGGAGGCGCGGTTGTTGCGCAGCGCATCATAGGAGGCGCCTCCTATCTTGTTGCCAGAATTAAGCAATGGAATGCCACGATCAGCTGTCTCGAAGCTGCGTGGGGAGATTCAGATTCTGGTGGCGCGACGAATCGTGTCGGCGGAAGAGAGGACATGACTGGTACGATCACAGGCGTGCCTGATATGGACAATCCCCAACACAACAACTTCTTGTTTGGCGGTGGTAGCAATCCGAACGACAAGAACATTGTGGCCTTACTGCTTTGGGAAGACGCTAACGAAGGTTTAACTGCAGAAGACTACTGGTATCTACCTCGGGCATTGATCAGCCAATTAACATGGGGCATCGATAACGATACGAAACTCCCCATGGATTGGACAGCTAACTTCGGCGCTGACAGCTTGTTCTACAGGCCACGCCAGGTTGGTACGATGCCAACAGCCACCGCGGCTACTATTTTGAACGAGGGTCTACCAGTCGGGACTACGCCAGCCTAATAGCAGTCAATCCAATGAATGACACGACGACAGTGACGCAGAAAGTTGGGAGCCACAAATTGCCAGATGGCAAAGAGATCGTGCTTTATGGGTTCTCAATGATTGAGTGGACTGCAGTACAGGAGGCGGCACTGGACTATTACAAGCGGAACCTCGTCAAGACCTGGACAAACAACGCTGATTTGCTGCCGGAATCCATGCGGGAGGAGGAGATCAAGAGAGCATATCGGGATGCTGGAAGAACCACGCTCAACGATCTGCCACGCCAGAAGATGAAATTTCCTCAAGTCGGCGAGGATGGCCAATACTTGAAGGACGAGATAGGACAGCCATTGTGGCAAGAGGAGGAGGTTGATTATTGGAACTGGTGGTCAAGCGAGACGCTCGAAGGAAAGCTCCACTGCACATGGCTCTCGGCACGCAAGGCGCCTGGACAGGAGACATGGACGAAGAAGCATTTGTCCGATCTTTTCTATCACGTAGTAGATTCTGAAAATCAGATTGAGGAGGCGGCTCAGAAGGTTGGCCGACTGAGTCAGCTCGATCCCAAACTAAAAAACTCCTCGTCCCCGCAGGAGGCGGGGAACGGACTGACGGCCAAGCAACGGAGAATTCTGGCCAGGCAACAGAGACAGGCCCAAACTGGCCCGTGATTATGCGAGAGCTGTGCGAGATATATCCCGGAATGAATCCTTTGGTCTTCCAACAATGCCACCTCAACCAGATTGCTATCATGCTGATCGATCTGGAGCGGTTGCGTACAGGCCGCAAGATCGTGCGAGGCACGCCGAGCCAGCTAAGACGTCTGGGTTTGTGGCCACCTAATACATAGAAGACAATTGACCAGGAATTCAATGATATGGCATTCGAGTTGGCAACGGCCTTCGTGAGCATTGAGATCGCACAGCAGAAATTCAGCCAGCAATTGCAGAAAATCAAAGGCGATTTCCTCGGAACCGTCACGTCCTTTACCAAGATGGCTGGACTGATAGGGCTTCCACTCAGTGCCTTGGCCGGTTTTTCAAAACTCAAGGAAGTCTTGACAGAGAGCGTAAGTCTAGCCAAGGAAGCTGGCCGAGTTCACCGGGAACTAGCTCAAGCTGTCGAGTACATTGGTAATCGGACTAGTTTTACCACGAGGCAGATTGAAGCATACGCGAAGAGTTTGCAGGATATCACTGGAGTTAGCAAAACTCAGATCGCAGCTGCCATGACGCAACTCTTGCGATTCGGGGAACTCAGCGAAGCAGTAATGAAGAAAGCCACCGACGTTGCGACCGATCTATCTAAGAGTCTACATCTCTCAGTGGAAGACGTAGCATCTTCACTTGGTCGAGCACTTATGGATCCTAGTCGCGGCTTCGCAACGCTTCGCAGATTCAACATTGTTCTCAAGGAGGATCAAAAGGAATACATCGAACTTCTCCAAAAGACTGGCCGGGTAGAGGAAGCCAGGATGGCAATGCTCTCGTTCGTTAATGTTTCTCGCGCACGAGCAACGGCAGGCGAACGACGCGCCATTGAGATCCAGCAGACCAAAGAAAATATTGGAGGTTTCTGGCAGA